TTAGATTGAAATGTTACGTTTTTTTCGCTGTTGGTATTGTATTTGTTGTCGAGAAAGTTTTTCTTTTTCTTTTTTATCCATCTCGTCCTCAATTTCCATACCTAACAATTCTTCAATTAAATCCTCATGTGACACAATCGCTTCAGTTCCACCAAATTCGTCTAATACAATAGCTAAATGTTTTCTAGAAATTGTCATCTTACGTAATACCCACTCCGCTTTGTTATGTTCATTCACAAATAATGGTTTAGCTGAATAGTTTGTAATTTGATTTTCTTTATTATTACTCCAAGCTAATAAATATTTAGAATGAAACACGCCAATGATGTTATCTATATCACCTTCATACACCGGATATCTTGTGTAAGGTTTATTCATAACCGTTTCATAAACTTCTTCATATGTCGCATTTGATGCAAATGCAGTCACATTAACTCTTGGTGTTGTGTCGACATCTTTAACTTTTAAATTTTCAAAATTAATAACACCTTTTAGTCTATTTGTCTCAATTTCATTTAAAGCACCTTCGTGCCCTGCAATTGCTAACATCGTTTTAAACTCTTCTTTAGAGAATTGATGCTCTTGTGGTTGTCCTTTTGATAAACTTCGATTAATACTGTCTGTTAATTTATTTAAAAGTAGTGTAATTGGACGAAATACAAACACACAAATATTGATAACCGGATATACAAGTCTCGTTATTTTGTCCGGAAATGTTGCTGCTACAGACTTTGGAATCACTTCAGAAATCAAAATGATAATAACAGTTAAGACAGCTGATGCAATTCCAACACTGATGCCCCAGCGTAATGCCATAATAGTTACAAGTGTTGGTAGCAATATATTTGCGACATTATTCCCTATTAAAATTGTTGTAATGAACTCACTTGGTTTTTCTAGTAACCTTACTATGCCTTTCGCTTTTTTATCACCTTTGTCAGCTTCTGTTTTAAATTTGGTTTTATTTGCAGCTGTTAATGCAGTCTCACTTCCTGAAAAGAAAAACGAAATAAATATCAATATAATTATGGCAATGATCACGTGTGTCGTCTCCTTATTGTCATATCTTATTTTTGTTGTAGTTACTTAATTCCCGACGTTCTAGTTTAATAAACCATATAAAATTCATTATATATAATACTTTTATTAATAGTAACTAAAATGCCTTTTACAAAAGATTCTAATATGACGAGGTTTAGTGCTTTAATCTGAATGTAGTATAAAAACTTGTGGAATTATTTAAAAAGAATCCACATGATAGTCATTAACTTTGAATAAAGTTATACTAGAGATGATTATTGAAGACAGTATGAATTTTACTTTTAAGTAAACTTATTTAAAATTCTCGATAAAGAAAGAAGGATTAACATGTATTTTGTTTTAGCAATATTTACAATCATTAGTGCCAGTGTAAGTTTAGGTTATTCAATTCGAGCATGTGCATCTAGCCATAATATAAATGCTTATTATGCACTTAGTCGAAGCTTACCTTTATTTTTATTAGCTGTTTTTTCTTTAGTCATTCATAGTGCTATATTTTTGATAACTATATCCATTGCAATGATTTTAGTTCAATTTTTAGATGCGATTGTTGGTTATAAAAGTAAAGATGTCTTTAAAACTTACGGTCCATTAGCAACATCTGTAGTGAACTTAATATTATTAATAGTTTTCTTATTTTAACTCACTTATACATCGAAACTTAATCGAACTATTATCGAATTATCTTTAAAGAATATTTGATGTAGTTTTCAATTAATTTAATAAAGACCATCACTCTAATGCCACAATCATGTTGTATTTGTGTTGTCGCTTTATCCACCATCAATGATTTTTTACATCAATCAAAAAATCGAACTGATAAATAAGTACAAAGCTTATCTATCAATCCGATTTAGTTATAAAACCAAAAAAGCCACATAAATGTGGCTTTTTGTTATATTCAGTATCAAAATGGTATCAATAACCATTTTCGGTAGTTATGAATAGCTTAACAACGCGGTTTAAAGCTATCCAATACTACCTTCCATTTCGATTGAAAAAACTGATTTTTAAGGACTTATTTTTATAGAAACATTGATTTAATGCGATTTAAAATGAAGTTATTTCTCTCGAAATTTTGAGGTTATTATTTTTTGGTATCAAAAATGGTATCATTTGTAGTTATTTTAGCTTCACATATTAAAATAACCACACTCCTAAATTAATAGGTGGTGTGGTTTGATCATTTATAATATAACATAAAAAACAACCACCCAGTAACTAGTATGGGTGGTTAAGATGTGCCTTTAGCACATAATAAAACCGATAATATGCTTTATTATGTCGCAAATATTTCAGCGACTTGTTATGCACCACCACACAAACTTACTCCCATCCAGGAACACAGAGCTTTGTCGCTCGTCAGCAACGTCATATGAATTCTCAGTTCATGTTGTGGTGACACTTTAAACGGTCTGTGCCAGTAGCGACCGAGTCATTTCAAGAATGACCATTTCACATTTATATTATAACACTTGTCGTGCGTAACTGTATAGTTTTTCAGTTGTATTTAAAGTTAAGTTATCTACTTCGCGCTTTCCTTGCCTTAATTGTGAAATTACATATTGCGCTACGCCAGTTTGTTTGTGAATTTGGTAACCTGTTATATCACTTTTGATCAATTCAATTATTTTTAATTTATAATCACTCATATTATCTACGTCCATTCTTTTTATCTAAACAATAAAAATGTGTTTTTCTCCCGATAAATAATAACAATGGTAGGCTTAATAAAAACAATATTAAATACATTTGTTCTGTCATAATTGAAAACCTCCAAATAATATTATATTATATAAGTGTAAGGAGGAGCCATCAGGCTCCAAGCATAATGTTAATCTTTGTTGTTTGGCTTTCGGTCTAGGTAGCCGAGATGCCATTCTCTAAGTTGTTTTAACACTTCTGGAATTATCAGTACTGCCAATACTTGATGTTCTAGAAGTGTTTTTATTATGTCTAGCATGAGGCTTTTCACCTCCTTACACATAATTTGTAAGTCATCAACTAACCTACAAATATAATTATACTAAACAATTGTTTATTAAGCAAGTGTTTTTTAAAATTTGCATAAAAAAATAGGCAAGTACCGAAGTACCTGCCAAATGATGTGGTGGATGTTAATTATAACATATTAAGCCCACTCAATCGTTCCCCAATATTTTTCATTTTTAATCTTCTGTTCTTTATCTGTGATTCTACACACTGCACAATAGAAATCGTTAGTACTAGAGCCCTCACGTTGATATTTGAATCTAATCCACCAGTAGCCATCTTTTTTGATGACTTGGTCGAATTTTACCCAATCATCTTTTGTGTATAGCCATGAATCTTCTTCAACGACTGTGCTGGTTAATCCAGCTGTTTTTCTGACTCTTATAGCTTTTTCTGGATTAGGATAAAATACGCCTTTCCAATTCCATGTTATTTTGTCAGCGCTTGGCTTACTACTTGGCGCATCAATTTGTCTGCCGTTAATGGCTTCAGCAATCCGCTTCGTGAAGCTGTCTAAATTGTTTTTAATGTAGTTTAAATCTTTCGTAGATGTGATAAAACCTAATTCGATTAAACGATAATTAAGATTAAGATCAGCAGACACGTTAGCGTTCAATAAATCCCCTCTAGGTGTCACACCTCTTATTTTACCCACTGTTTTATCTAATGCACTACTTAATGCCTTGTCAATGTCATCAGCTGGGAAACGATCGCTAACGATTACATGCCCGCCACTTGCTTGTGGGCTAGCAGAATCTAAATGAAACTCTATGATTGCATCCGGTTTGACTTCGCTTTTAATCCAGTACATGCCATAATCTTTATAGTTTCCAACACGTTGACCGTACAATGTATCTTGATATAAATCTTGATTCATCGAGTTGCCACCGTATAACAATACTGTGTTACCTACTGACTCAAGATACTTTTTCACTCTAGGGATAATATTTTTACGGTTAAAATCTCTTTCGTTTTCTCCATTCGCAACGGCACCTGGGTCGTTAGAGTATGCGCCAATACCATGACCGGCAACAAGCATAATTTTTTTGCCTTTCGACAATTTATCTTGTTTAACTGGTGTCACTGCACTTCTCAACTTGTTGGCAGTCGTTTCTTTTGCATAGAATGGACGTATAAACCACATAGGAAAGTCATAACCGTGTGTGCGTCTTGTAGTAACTTCTGGTGGGTTCCAGTAAGCACCGCCCAACCAATTCTGTTCTAAAATAGTTATAGAATCTAACGTAGCACTTATTACAATACCTACATGACCATAACCACCACCATAATTACGGTTAAAAATAACGACGTCGCCCGGCAATGCTTGAAACGACACAGTATTTTCGTAAACGGTTGCTTCGTTAGTGAAATCATTCCATGTAGGAATGTCCGCAGCGCCCACACCTTTCAACCTATGATTAAATAAGTAAAACCAATATTGGTTGGCAGTATCGAAGCATTGACATCCAAATGCATTGTCTGGATTCCACGCCTTACCCTCTAGGCTTTTAAGGTAGCTAATAGCTTGACTGTATGTTCTAACCGACGGCATTGTTATCATCTCCGTTCACTTTAGGTGCGCCACCAGTTGACTGAATGCCAGCTTTTACTTCATAAATTTTTTGTTGCCCTTTCTTAGATGCGTGAGTAAAGTTGTTATTCTTCCACCACGTCCAAATTGAAACAATCCCAGTAACAACTGTGCTTATAAACACTTCGTCAACTGGGATTGGAGAAATATGTTTGATTGCTAAAAACTGATTGATCCATGCGACTATTAATAAAATTGTTCTTACGATTGTACCGATATCCATTTGTTTGCTCCTTTTATCCAAAATAAAAAACGACTAAAAAATTAGTCGTTTAAAATTATTCAATGGTCAATGTCGGAGATCCTGAATAAACATCACTTATAGTGACATACAACATCCCTGAAGGATTACTAAAGTTGATATTTTTACTTGCAACTCCGCTATTGACTCCTGATATTCCTAAATCACTTGAACCTAAATTAGTTTGCGAAACCCTCATTATACCGCTACGTACATTTTCTATTGTCACCTGATAACTTTTATTAGGTTCAACTCCGTTTATTGTCCATTTTGCTGTTGATTCTTCTATGCTATCCGGATATTTATTTTTAGGTAAGGGTTTTATTACAAAAGATGAAGGCTTTTTCCATACTTGGATATTTCCAGCATATACTTTTGTATATTCTTCGCCTTCGTAAATAAGCTTCTTTACATTTTTAAAATTACCTTCCATAAAATCACCCCTTAATTAAGTAAAGTGTATTAGGGTCTTTTTGATACAAATAATTATATTCTGTTTCACTGCCTGTCCAAATATTCAGTGACGGCTGCGAAGAACCGATAGGTTGATAAAGTTTATCTGCTTCCTCTTTTGTAAAAGCATTTGATGATAAAAGATAACGTTCATCATGACTGTGATTTATGTCTGATTTTTTTGATAAAGCATTTTCTAATCCTTCAATCTGTTTGATTGTATGACTATGATTTTTATCTGCATACAAACTGTTTAATGATTGCTTGAATCTCTCAAAATCTTCTGTACTAACTTTTGAGCCAATCTGTTGCAATACACTTTTTGAAATAGAGTTATTTTGTATTGCTTCTGCTAATTCTCTTAATGTATTCATAGATTCAGGCGCGCTATCAACTAGTTCAGCAATTTTTGAATCCGTATACGTTTTAGAGTCGTTGAGAGTTGTATCTTTGATTTTTTCAACTTCTTGCAATTTATTTTCTAACCCTTCAACATTTGCGATATTGATTTTGTCCAATAACTCAGGTTCTGCTTTGATATCTGTATCTTTACCATCAATTTGCCACATTTTAGTGTCAGGATTGATTGATACTACAGTACCGTTTTTACCGGGTGTGCCTTGTTCTCCCTTTTTACCTGTATCACCTTTCGCACCAGGTTGTCCCGGTTCGCCTTTATCACCTTTCGCACCTTTAAATCTACTTTCATTCTTTTCGATGTAAGAAATGACATCTTTATCTATTTTCTCTTTAAAGTCTTTGCTCAATAAATCTGTCGCGTTATCTTTTAAGATTCTCGTAATAGCATCATCTACCAATTTAACATCGATTTCTTTTGCTACAGCAGATTCAATGCCACTATCAACGATATTGAAAGAAAAGTTCGCGACATGTATTTTTTCTTCTTCTTTCTCTAAAAACAGCTTACAACGTACATAACCAGCGTGTTTGATAACCTTTTTAGGTATCTTGTAGGTAATGAACCCTTTTACAACATCGTCGATAATAAGGGGCTCATTTTTGAATATAGAGCCATCTTCCATAAACAAATGTAATCTAGGTGTTAAGCCATGTGCTTTTAGATCGATACGACCTTGTTTGTCATTGATACCTATTCTTATAGATGCTGTATTTTCATCTTCAGTGTAAAATCGACAGCCAATGTCACCTAAGTCAACACCATCATTTTTTATTCTCGTTTCAACATCTTTTATTTTGTACATTTATACACCTCTTTATTTATATTTATCTCTTATAAAATAGATACCTTTTAAACCGATTTGTTTATATAGCTTAGCGATTGTACTAGCTTGATGTTGGCACCACTCTATAGCAGTAGCGTATTGATGCGTAGCGGGGTTTTTAGGATTCCATCTAATTCGGTACAATGTATTTTGCCCTTTGTCGATGTAATCCTTTCTTACGAAGCTAGCACCGCCCATGATTGCTTTTGCTGGAGTTGTCCAACCTTTATTCCTTGCAAAAGTCATGGCGTAATTAGGGTTATTGTCGTAAGCACCGATGCCAAAGTAGTTGTATACCCCATCTTTTCCGTTAGCGAAGTAACTAGTACCGTAACCACTTTCTAAAAATGCGTGCGCGATCAAATATATTTCGTTAATGTTGTGTTTTTTACAAGCTTCTGCGAACGCTTTACCTTGATTATTCAATGTACCTTTACCTTTGAGTATCTTATTAAGCGCACTAACTGAAACATTTTGATACTTGCCTAAATTAAGCATTTGATAGCATTGTGTATTACTTTCCCATATACGCTTAACATTCATTGCTGAACTTGTTTGCGCTCGTGTAGCGTTAGCCCAACCCCAAGCATTAGATTTTTTCGGGTTACCTCTCGCCATTTGTTTATCCAGTGCTTGTTTGAATGTATAAGGGCTTGTTTCAGTTATAATCTGCGGTTGTTTAGTAGCCGAACCATTATTGGCTGTTGGTGACGAGTCTCTTACATTAGCTATGTCAGCGTTTTTATTATCTACCATAACTTTTATTCTAGATTTTGTTACTGTTGGTTTAGTTATAGAGTTTAATAATTTTTCTCTATTTTTAAATATATTAAGCAATGCCTTTTCTAATGCTTCGTATTTATCTTTGGGAGGAATACCGTTGTCAATCATATTCCAATTAACATGTTCCAACATCGAACGCCAAATGCTATCGTCTACTTTTAAATTTTCAATACTTAGAGGTATCTCATATTTGATCATCATATCTACAGCTACAACCATTGCGTGAATCTCGTTAAAAATAAATTCGTTTTTACTCGCACTATAATCTTCACATACGTCTATAACTATATAATCAGCTTCATTAGGAACTTCAAATACGGCTCTTCTAGGAGCCCAAATATTATGTCTATCAACATAAAAGTGTGGATATTCTACATCTTGCTTATATTTCTTTCTACTGTTATATAAACTTTCTACCGAGCTCATTGTTTGAGCGTTTCTAATCATTATCCCTTTAGGTTTTTCGAGTCGTCGATTACCCTCTACTATAAAGTGATAAATATATTCTGGATAATTAACTTCTTGGCTAGAAATTGTGTACTTTATAGTTGTTACATCTTTCCAAATCGGAACTTTTTTATTATTTTTTTCGTTATTATCACTGTCGTCTTCGGGTTTAGGTGCCGGCGTAGATTTCTCCGGATGATATGGTGGTCTAACAAAATATTTAACTCCTCCACCTGGTCCATCATGATAAGAGTGCTTAATTTTATATGGCGGACTTCCCGTTGCGTTATTTGTATACCAGTTTTGATCTACGCCATACCAATAGTCTTTTGTGCATGGTCCCACTACAATGTTTACATGTCCTGCCCAACCACCAGTCCAAACACCCCAGTCGCCTGGTTGTGGTACAAAATCTTTTGTATTTCTAATTATCTTGAAATCTCTACCTCTATAATTAGATTTCTGAGCCATAGCATCAGCATTTCCCCATGTTCTAAACCCCCAATATTTATCGAGTAAATAATTAGGTAAATCCCAGCATTGTGCTCCCATTCCAGAACCAGGTACATCAATAGCTATTTTGTTTTTAGCGATATATAACGCCCATTCAACCACTTCACTAGCTGTGGGCTTTCTATTTTTCGGATTAGGTAATCCCATGTATGCACCTCATTTCAATCAAAATAAAAAGCCAGTGCCGAAGCACTGACTCTTAACTGTTATTTACATTTACCAAACCAGAAGCACGCCCAGAAGTTATATCCTAAAATCCCTTTAAGCATGGTAATCACCTCCTTTAAATACCAAAAATAGTTCTTAGTAAAGCTATGACAATCGTACTGAAGATAGTCCCTATCAAACCGAGAATCCACATCTTAATGTCTCTAATGTTTTTGGCATTTTTTTCCTTATTTTTTTCATCTTCTACCTTGTCGCGCTTTAATTCTTCAAAATTTCTATCTAACTTGTCATAAATTTTTTCTTGCGTTCTCAGACTGTCTTCTATTCTGTCGAATTTTTCAAACATAGTCTTATCATTTTCTTCTAATCGCGTTAAACGCCAATCTTGTTCGTGTCGTTTGGTAAAGCCAAACATTACGCCACCTACTTTGCGTTAAATTAAAAAGCCACAAGCATTACACCTGTGACTTTTCATCTTTTGTTTCTGGATATTTTTCTCCAGTGATCAATGCATATTCTTCTTTGTCGATTACACCCATGTCTACGTACCACTTAATTTGGTCATTTTTATAGCAACCCCACACATAAAAAGTTTTGATATCTTTAAAAGTTGGATAAATCATCTTCATCATTTAAACGTCCCCCTCAGTATTAGTTTTGTTAGTTTTTAGTTCAGTTAACTGCTGTGTTAACATAGCGTTTTGTTGAGTTAACTGCATTGTTAACATGTTCACTTGTGTCATCTGCATTTGCATACTCGCAACCATTCCGCGAAGTTCCTCATCACTTAAATCTGACGCACTTTGTTGGTTTGATGCATTCGGTACGTCTTCTTTTTCGAAATTGCTATTGTATTTAATTTCGCCGTTAGTGAATACGAACTTTCTAGGTTCGAACTCTTCTTTGAATTTGATAGGCACATTGTTATCGTCTACATCTAAACTATTGCGTAAACCGCCAGTATTAACGTATCCGATAACTTCGTTTTTATCGTTTACTGTGATTTTCATTATTTCCACCCCATAATTTTAGTTATAGTAACTTTGTTTGCGTTCGCTCCAGAACCTGATGTTTTGCCTAAATCAAAGTACACATCGTTGTCTATTCTTAAAGTGGTACTACTTGTTTTTGATAGTAAACACTCATAAATACCGCCACCGTTACCGTCTGAGTCAACTACATTCGCTTTACTTAATTGAATAGCATTAGGCAATGCAGTTAGTCCAAATCCCTCAATAACGCCACCTGGATAGGTTCCGCTTACTAACAAAATAGAATAGTTTGTGTATGGTTCGGTAAGATTTATTATTGTACCTACACCATTTGCGCCACCGTCGAATAATACTGTCGACTTATGTTCATTAGGAACTGTCCACTGTGGTTCGAGTTTTCCGTTTGTGATTGATCGTGTATAAATCTTTTTAGAGTTATAAGGTGTGAAGTTAAACAATTTATTTGTTTCGTCTTTAACGAATACAGATAAATACCCCTCATAACTTTCAACGCTACTTGGTAAATCTGGAACTCTTGTTGCATAGTAATTACCAGCAGTTAAATAGCCTAAATCACCTTGCGCATTGTTTAAGTTAACTTGTATTGATTGACCAGTCGCCTCTGTCAACTTATGTTGTTGCCAGCTCGTTGTACCGAATTTATCATCGACATACTGCTTCGCTTGATTTAAAGCTGTGTTAGACGTCTCTTCAACAAATTGCTTAGTTAAGTCACCGTCATTCTTTTTATAAAATGGGTACCATGTACCACTAATTTTATATTTTGTATATTCGTCGTTTGAATCATCTGGATACCATGTTGCACGTGCTGTACTGTCATCGACGACATAGACAACTAACACGCCTGATTTCCCTAAAGTGTTAGGAGCTACCGGAATATCCGAACCATCGTCAACGCCATCTTCTTTAGGTGTATCGACAGTACCTATATCCTCAAACGACGGCGCATCTGTCGCGCTAGTAATATGAATAATCCTAGACGTGTTAACTGTGCTTAAAACGCTATCTATGGACTGCTCAGACGATTCAATTGCTTTGCCGTAATCATTAGTAATCTTAGATTTTTGCCAATTGACTGTTGAATTACCTTTGACAAGGTCAGCGCCATTGATTTGTTGTTCAACTTCGTTAACACGTTCAAAAATCGCTTGCTCTTTATCAACAATTTTCTGGAACTCACTGTTTATATATTGAACGGCTTTGTCTTGTGTTGTTGTAATCATCTGTACCGCTTCATTTTGTTTGATTTCTAATCTTTGAATACCTTGATTGATACGGCTATCAATTTCACTAACAAGAGACTTAGTGTCATTCAAACTTTTCTTTAAGTCCTCAACTTCTTCTTTAACACTTTCTGTTAAGTCCTGAATTGATTTGATATAAACTAACTTTGTTTTACCGTCAAAATTACTAATTAAATCATTCTCGATATTGAAGCTAAATTGACGCTCTACAATTACGTTATTGCTACCATTTTGAGTAAAGTAAGCTTGCGCATGTACGCGTCCAGTGTATTTTAAGAACTCGTTAGGTATAACGTATTGCATGCGTCCATTAATTGCATCAACGATTGTTAAATCATCACTAATATAAGCGCCGTGTTCATCGTCGAAGTTATCCGTCTTAAGCACAATACTAGTCATCGCATTATGCTTGCTGATTGATAACGGCTTATTATTCTTAGTTACTGCAAAATTTAAAACACCAGTTCCTCTATCTGATTCATAGAAACTGATGTTTGTGTCAATAACCGGATTATATTGTGATGTTGTTTGTAACTCGATTAAGTTATCGTCTTTCGAAAAATTATCTACTACCATTATTCAACCTCCTTACCTTCTATTATGCTCCAACCACTATTACCACCAGTACCAAAGTTTCTAACGAAAAACTGGTGAGCAGAAGCAAAGTTATTACGTCTTAGCACTTGTGTTGTGTTACCCGGTGTATTTGATTTTACTTCTAACACCCAGCCTGCAATACCTTTGTAATCTTTAGGGAAGTCAGAAAAACGTTTTGATTCTTCAGTGGTGATATAGAAGTCTAAACCAACAATTTTTAAATCAGACAATTTCGTGATGCTCTTAGGGATATGTTCCCAATAACCAGCACTTTGTGGGTTAAAATTCCATGAACCGTTGTTTTTCTTGTTAAAGATGTCGATAACACGTTCAAATTTGAGCATATTTCTACCTGTGCTGTTTCTAGTTAGTACTTGTCTTAACGCACCATTATAATGACCAGGCAGTACATCAAAGAACCAACCTGCATCTCTAAACGCTTTCGGTAACGGGAAATCTAACGCATTTTGTGTGTCTTGCGTATAGATATAGTAATGACCAACTTCCGTAATATCACTTAGATATGCTGGGTTCTGTATTGGTAACGGTTTAACACGTCCGCCTGAATCAGTCATTGATACTTGAGGTGCGATGTTTTTCAAGAATTGGTTTACACCTCTTTGACCGATAGAATAAATTGAATGATGTCTGTTGTTACCAGGTCCAATAGTTACCCCGATTAAAAGTGCTTTACGTCCTGTTTCTAGATCGTAATACATATCTAGACCCTCAGCCTCTTGGAAATCTCCTTTAAAGTTGTTATTCACACCGCCTATATCGATACGACGTTTAAATAACAATTCTTTCGTTTTGATATCGAAGCCTTGTAAGTAATTAGGGTTAGCTGGATTTGAATCGCCAGTGTACCAATATAAGATACCTGCATCATAAGCAATACCTTGCATAGGTTGCGTACCTGATGTGTATTGCATAGGGATATCCATTTGGTACAGTACTTTGTCTATACCTTTATCAATATCGTCAGCACTTCTTACTTCAACAAAATTTAATGCGTTCTTAGCTTGTTGTTCAGAAGTTTTATATTCACGTCTAAAAACCATTAAGTTTTCTATAGGATTATAAATTGCTGACGTATATCTATCGTTAAATACATTTGGCATAACGTCTTGCATTTCGTTGCCATACGTCATTTCTCCGCTTCTGTATTTAAAGCGTACAAACTTGTTATTGTTGTTAGCGTCTAACACTGCTGAATAAATCCACAACTCATTGCCGATATATCTATAGGCGTTGTGTGTGCCGTGTCCGCCATTTTTAACTAGCAGTCTATCAATAAATTGTCCGTTAGGCTTCAATCTAGATAACATGTAATGATTGCCTGGACGCGCTTGTGTCATGTAAATAATTTTTGTTATAGGGTCTACCCAAAATGATTGCATTACTGCGTTAGTATATGGCGATAAATCTGTGATGAATTCCGGTTCTTGCTCTTTTGGTTCAAATCGGTATTCTGTCGCTTGATATTCTTTATAGTGTTCATCTACAGCTTTCTCAACCTTTTTAGTGAAAGCATCTAGTGTTGAATAATCATGATACAAACGATCTTGCAATGTCTTATGATCATAACCAGTATTATCAACACGCGCGTCTTTTACCTCGTTGATACCGTCGCCGTTATGACCTATTATCATGTTGCTAAAACGGCCATTTAAATATGTTAAAAAGTCAGAGACGCTACTTGTAACATTTAAATGTTCATACTTTATTTGTTCTCCATCATGTGCGAATACCTCTTTATTTCTGTGGTATTCAAGAGAGAAATTAAAATCCGTCAGCATGTCTGAAATAAGTTTAAAGTTATACTCATTTTCATCTACATATCTGTAGTCAAAGACTCTACTTAAATCTGTAATTAGTTTATTACTCATGTTTTCCTCCTTTACTATCCATAAAACTGATAATAATTTTTAATAAGCTCATACATAATAACTTCATGACCTCTTTCATTAGGATGTAATCCATCAGGCATGCTAGATTTTCTAAATGCTGGATTATATGGCTTAAAATAATCTGTATGATAGGCATCATATACTGGTACATCCAATTCACTACAAGCCAATATCTGAGCATTGACATAATCCTCTAACGTTAACCCTAGTTTGTTTTTATCCGTATCTTTACGACGTATCGTTGTGCCACTCATAGGACATTGTCTTGTAGCTGTCATAACAAGTATTTTTGAAGCCGGATTATTTTTCCTGATAACTTCAATTGCAGAACAAAAGGCGCCGTAAAACGTTTTAGTGTCGGTTTTATCAGTGCCTATCGGTACGCCTGCCCAATAACCATGTAACCAGTCATCATCTGTACCTTGTAATATGATTAGGTCTCCTCTTATTTGCTCTGCTTGTCTATAAATGCTGTTTTCTACCGCTTCTTTACCTATTGGAACTGTTGCCATTGTTGCGCCACCTCTTGCAAGGTTGGTCGTTTTAGCTTTTAACTTCTTGCCTAACATTTCTGTGAAATTAGTTTTCGCATGTGATCCTCTAGCTACAGAATCGCCAATCGTTCCAATCGTTTTTACATCTTTAATGTTTGATTTATCTATAAAATCGTGAACGATAGTGCCATCTGATGTAGTTACAGTCTTAGAACTCACTTTCTGTTGTTTGTCTTCAATTAGATCAGTTCTACTCATCAAATCGAGTGTTGATTTAGCTATTGACGCTACTTTAGACTTCAAGTTTTCTGCCGCTTTACTAGGATTAGAAAGGTTAACATCATTTAATCCAGAAACATAGTTAGCTGCAGTATTAACTTTTTTCATATATCGTTGTTCTCGATTAAACTCACCAAGCGTTACATCTTGCTTAACAATTACATTGTTTATACCCCTAATTGTTTTAACTTGTACTATACGGACTAAATCATTCAAACCTAGTTTGGTAGATTTTATTTGTACTATGTCTCCGGGTTGTGGGTCTGCTTCTGGATATGATTCTCTTAACACCAAAAAGTCCAAAGACAAAGATTGTTTTAACGACTTTTTCAATCTCGATTGTAATTCTTTATCCATAGTTTCTTGGTCAGTCACTTTACCATCTTTAAATGGTTCTGCGTGGATGTCGCCGTATATTTCAGCTAATGCACTTCTAGCTTCCATTACGAGCCCAGCGTGTTCGAATGTTTCTTCTCCTGAATAATTACCATATCCTCTAATGAAGGTGGCGAAATCACTTGCATCTTCCTCGAGTTTTATAGCGTTGGCGTTGACTTCGTCAGAAATAAAATAAGACGCTTTTTGATTTGCAAAAGGCGTCAATACAAACTTATATCTGTCTTTCTTTTTGTCATACGTTATTTTATATTCTAAACCGAAATGTTCTAATCCCTTTTTAAACATTTCTAACCTTGTATCGCCTTCACCACCATTTTCAAACTTCGAAGACTTAACCTTACCTTCGACTTCAAAAAGCATTCCAGTACCTTGAAACACAATGTTAAAATATCTTTCTACTGTAAAAGATCCTGTTACATTAACATAAATCCTATCAATCATTAACTTGTCTATAGGAATCTCTCTAGCAGTACATTCAACCAGTTGTCTGTCGCCTTCTGATTTCCTATCAATGACAGTTATTACATATTCTTTCTTGTCGTTTTCACCTTCGACATGACTAACAATCCATCTTTTCCCTATAGCGTTAATAACTTCATAAGTGTATTTGTTTTCGAGAATATCAAAAGTTAATACACCGTCAGCATTAACTTTTTTCACTAAAGTTGTTTCTACTGGTACAGGTGCGCCATTGCCTTTCGGTGGTCTTACAATTATTGTCATTCTGACACCTACTTATAATAAAATTTCAAATCAAACTGAACCTTTTGGACTGTTTGGTTAAATTCGAATTTATTCGCTCCATATTTAAACTTAGGTTGAGCTATATTTGTTTCAGTACTTATTTCAACACCGTTTTTATAAACTCGGAAGCTATCATAAACAATTTTGTCTCCAGCTTTTAGTTTGATCCCTTCGATTTTCATTATTTCAGCATGCGTTAAGTTCCATACAAACGATTCTGTATCTTCGCCTAAAATAATAGTTATCTTTTTGTACATGTTGAATTGGTCGTTTGGAGCACTACCGTGATAGTAAACTGTATCTTTGCTAACGTTTTCAAATGTATACTGGCGCTTATCCCCACCTGCATGCCAATCGATATTAAAATCAAACGACCACAATCCAACCTTTTTGTTTTCTTCTAGCTCTAGGCTTGTACCAATACTTTCACCGTATGGTAATTCTGTAGTTTCGAATTTTAGTTCAAAAGAAACTTTATTACCTTTTTGTTTAGGGTTTATAACTCCATTAAAAATAACTTTATACTGTTTACCATTTACATAAATTTGTTGATCGTGTCTTGAATATTCATAATCCGGGAAGTTGTTTTTATCTAATTTCACGTAATCATCAGAAGTTGGTTGAGTAAACCTGTAATTCAACTCTTCTTTTCTTCTGATTTCTCGTAAATACATTGGTTCTATATCAGTAGTTAACGAATACAACATATCTCGCATATAAGCAATATCTGAACGATTTTTTACTTTACAAAAACAAGGAACAACTATATCTCTACTGATATAATTGCTCCCCATTAATATGCGACCGTTCATATTTTCTTTATCTTGATACTTTGTGTTGATTTGCATGCTATCAATTACTATATCGTTAACGATAAACCCGTATTCACTTAATTTGATTACAGTACCATCTTTTTTTGTTAATTCTATGTCCATTTGTAACCTCCTTTATAAGTAATACTCAGAATTGCGTTTAGCATTTCTGCCGTTAACAATACTAGTAAGCGCATCGTTATTAACATCGAATTCAACTTTAACAGTTTTCATATTCGGTGATGTTTCAATAGAATGCGTATGTTGTACTTGTGCGTTGATATTTCCGCCTAGATTACTTAAGTTTCCTGTAATACTAGAAATGTCAGGTGCGTTTAATGTAGGTTGAAATGCATCAACTACTTTATCTGCAACGTTAGAAACATTACGGATAACTTTACTTGAATGATTATCTATACCTTTAACGAAACCTAGCATTGAATACATACCAACATCCATGAATTCACGTGAAGGTGAGTGAATACCCAAAGCACTTTTAGCTGCATCTAAAGCTTTCTTAGCGACATTTTTAGCCGCATCTACTAATTGACCAGCCATTTGACCAATACCTCTAATTAAACCGCGAATCATATCAGCACCTGCTGACACGAAATCTCCTATAAAGCTTTTTATTTTATTTACTGCATTTGTCATACCTTGACTAACTTTGTTTACAACATTGACGAATCCTTGAATAACTCTATTAACAAAGTTAATTAGCGTACTTGTTATAGTAGACACCCATTGCATACCTTTAGTGACAATAAAATTCCAAGCCTGCGACATTTTATCAGAAATAGTCGATACAACTTGTGTAAATATACTTACAACTTTATTCCAAATGGTTGTTAATATACTAGACAAGAAACTCCAGATTGTATTCCATATATTCGAAATAAAACTCCAAGCTAATTGTAATGCAGTGGATATAGCTGTAGTTATGGCATTCCAAACTGTTGTTGCAACACTAACTATTGTATTCCACAACGTTTGCAAGAATACCCAAATAGCGTTCCAAATTGTCATTGCGATAGTCATAATTGTTGTAAATACAGTAGTTATTACAGTGACTAACAAATTCCAAATCGTAGTAGCGATTGTAATTATCGTGTTCCAGATTGTACTTAAGAATGTCCAAATAGCTGTCCATATCGTCGTGACTATAGTCATTATCGTTGTGAAAACCGTTGTAATAATTGTAACTAAAAGGTTCCATACTGTTGTTGCGATAGCGATAATGCCATTCCAAAGCCCTTGTAAATAAGCAACTATTTGATTCCAAATAATCATTATAAAATTATATACATTTGATACCGCTGTAGTGATAGCTTTTAAAATAGCATTCCATACAATCGAAGCTACAGTTTTTAATACATTCCAAACTGTAACCATAAAAGTTTTTATAGCGTTCCAAGCATTTATAATAAAGTTTCTGAACCCTTCGTTTTTATTCCATAACAAAACGAATATAGCTATTAATGCAGCAATTACACCGATAACTATTGTTATTGGACCACCTAAAATGCCAAACACAGTTACTAATGCAGAAATTGCGTTTCTAATCAATCCAATTTTGCCAAATAACAACTGGAATATAACTGATATAATTTTCAATGGTGCTTTCAAAAGCATAAACGCACCTTTTAAAAGCGCCAATCCAGCTCTTAACAAACCAAACTTACTTACCAACGAAACTATTTTACCTATTAATCCGCCACCCATAAAATTGGATACCGCTAAAATGATTGGTATTAAAAATCTAAATGCACCAACTAAAGTTATAATGATACCAACTAATTGCGCTGTAGCTGGATGCGCTTCAAATAGGTTAGCTATCCAACCAGTTATTGCAACTGCAACACGTAACACCGCGCTAGCTATAGGAGCCATTGCTGTAGCGAATGCAACCAATCCTCTTGCGATGTTTCCAATTAATTGCATTATTAGTGGTCCATTAGATTGTATATAGCTGACAAAATCTTTAAACCCTTGTGATTGTCCAACTTGTTCAGACCATTCTCTGAATTTAGCAGTCATCTGTTCAAGAGACTGGAAGATTCCAGTTGATGATCCGCTGAATGCATTCATCAAATTATTAATTCCAGCGAAAACGTTTTTGAATATATTACCTATGATAGGTAAATTTGTTTTTGTATATTCAATAAAACGCGTTATCGAATTTTCTCCCGCTGCACTATTAGCCCAGTTAGAGAAAGATTGACCTAATCTATCTAACCAATCTGCTGACCATTGAAATAGTGGTGCTAATTGTGTGAATACATTAACTAATCCGTCACCGAAACCTCCTGCAGCACTTATTAGCTTGTTAAATACCGAAACACCAGTTGTATTCATCATGTTGAAAAATCTTGATGCTACACCGCTATTTTGAGCCCATTTAAGTACACTTTGAGACGCCTCTTCCATTCCTCTTGAAATACCACTAAAGAAAGGTTGTAAGCTTTGCATTGCTGTTTTAACAGTATTTAAACCGTTTGCAAGAGTTGTGAATATAGCGGATTGATTTTGTTTTATAATATCAGTCCATGCTGACTTTACGCCATCTAAAGCTTTTTTGTATTCGTTTGTTGCTGAGCTAGCTTGTAAAGTGCCGTCACTAAGCATCTTTATAGCGCTGATAGCCATTGCGCCAAATGCTACAAAACCAGCGCCCGCTATTGCTACAGCACCACCTAAAGCTAGTACACCACCAGTTAAAACTTTGATAGCGTTTAATAACGCAAACACTACAGGTACTACGCTCGCTATTACAGGTATTAAAATGCTAAAAGATGAAGTTAGTAATCCACCAACCATATTAGAACCTACAGTACCGAACACACGGAACATATTAGCTAAATTCCCCATCTGTCTTTGGAAATTGTCGTTTGCTTTTATTATGTAGGCATAAGCTTTCTTTAAACCATTAGTATCGACATCTACCTTTGTTGTTTTTTTGTTTGGCAATGCGTCTAACGATTTTTTAAACGCATAAATTGTTGGTATAGAAAGCCCTGTATCTACCTCTAGTCGAGATCTAGTTTTGTTCGGAATACTTTTAAGCTCTTCTTTAGTGCGTTTTATTTTAGAGTTAGCAACAACATTGTCCACGTCTATAACAGCTTTTGCTTTAGACCTATTTAACGCTTCAAGACTAGCTTTAGATACTTTTAACACTCGATTAAATTTACTGTTATCAGCATTGACGTCAATATTGACACGTTTCTTTTCCAGTTCGGATAACTTAGCTTCTGTTTCAGTGATATCTTTAATTAACTTTTGTTTTTCTAACTTAACTTCTGGTGTAACTTCTTTTGAATCTAATTGATTTAATTCAAAACTTGCTTCTAATACTTTTTGTTTCAGATCTTCTATTTTAGCATCTAATTTAGCTTTTGCTTTTTCATTACCGAACGAATCTAAAGTCTTCTTAGCAACCTTGATAGTTTTTTGTAATTTTTTATCATTAGCACTTAATTCAACATCTTTAGTCTTATCAGCTGTACGCTTGTATTTTTGTACTGCCTTAACCGCACTATCGATTTGCCTTTTGAATTTGGCTACACTTGCTTCAATAGTCGCTTTAATTTTATATTCCGTCACATTAACACCTCTCTTTCTATTGCTTATTAAATTCTGCTATAACTTTAAAGAATTCATTATTTTGTGGTTTGTATTCATCACGTTCGCTACTAAATCTTATATCTTTACCTTCGTTAAGCCGTTGGATATTTTCTTCATAAGGCAATACGTCGTTTGCGTTGTTAAAAACATATTCCTCTTTAGGTTTATTTTCTGTCCCAACATTTTTAGTAGCTGCAGCATCACGAATAGCAAAAGCAAGTTTGTAACGTTCGAATTCTTGGGTTAGCATTTCATACTCTTTCGCATACATTCGATAGTTATATTCTGTTAATGTCATTTGCTCAATAACGTTCAAATCTGTAATACCAAGTGTTGACATACAAGTTATAACGATTCTGTCGTAAGTTATTAGGCTTCCGCTGGTTTCTCTTCCGCTTCCACTACTTCTACTAGGTTTCGGGTCATAGGTCGCTTTCCCAACTCCGTTAAAATATCTGAACCGAATTCTTCTAGTCCGATATTTTCTGCGATTTCATCTAGCGCTTCATCAATGTTATTAATAGTAATTGCTTGTTTTTTTAAGTGAGATGTAGCTGCAATTAAAACTTCGCCAATCACAACAGGATTTCCACTTTCTAAACCTACAGGCAACATTGATACACCTTGACCGATAGAAGCTTGTTCAACTTTTAAACCTAATCGGTTATCGATTTCTCTTAAAAATTTAAAACCAAAACTTAACTCTAATGACTTTCCATTAATTTCTACATTCATAATTTAAAATCTCCATTCATGATTAATTTAAACAAAAATAAAAAGGGCGTTAAGCCCTATTTTTATACCTCTCCTGGTGTAACCGTTGATGAATCTACCTTAGGTTGTGGAATTGCTGTTAAATCTTCGCCAGTTAACGCATCTGCTTTTGTAGTGTCATGGAATCTGTATCCAGTCGCCTTAAGTTTCTTTGTTACAGCCTCAGGTAGTGTTGCAAATCCACGTTGGAAACGACCATTCACTCCATATTCATATTCATATTCATCAATACCGTTAGCTTCTGCTTTTAATTCAAATTTATTGTGGAAACCTTGGAAATATTTCGCTTTAAATTTAGTAGCATCTCCATTTTTGCCTGGTATTCTACTTTCAACTTCCCAAGCCTCATACAATACGCGATCTACAACTGCATCTTCAATTTCATCTGCAAAATCGTCACCATAAAACATTTTAGCAGTACCAGACATTGTTGACTCAACAGAACCACCAGTGTTATAAGAACCGTCCATTGTATCCTCTGTATCTGTATCAGCTTCATGTGATAAGCCGTATTCAGTTAAAAAAAGCATTTTAGTAGCATCTACTTTTTCGCCAGCTTTTCTAAATAAAATAATACGATCATTACTATTTTTCATATTTGCCATTCAATATTCCTCCGTTTTTTAAAATGTTTTGTAAGATATCGTTACTGATGTGTGTAGCAATTCTTGATTGGTAGTATCATCAACTAACTGTGTGATGTTAGTATCATCTTCTTCAAAGTCATAATCGTTTGTTTTAACGCTAGGTGTTAAATCATCAATACATCTTTTAACAAGTCCGTCATGATGTCCTAAATCATCAATTACACTCCAAATATCAATAACTAAATTCGTGTCACCAGAATAACTATCAAACGTGTATTTACTTCTATTTGACTCCGGCATTTTTATTACAAAAAAAGGATACGGAATCTCTTGTTGCATCTCTTTACGAGAAATAACAGGGAATCCATATCCTTGTAGCGTTTCATACGCTTTATTATAAAGTTGTAAGTTCGGTGTCATGCTTTTATCTCCTATTCAAACAACGCTTTCAGCTCTTCTACAGTTGATTTTTTAATCACTTCGTATACCGGCCACATAAAAGGTTCTGCCTCCATGTATCGAGTACCAAACTCTAAGAAACCACTATAAGCCGCATGCGATGTGATAGTGTATTGCAAATCGCCAGTTTTTTTATATCTGATATTGCGTGATAAATTACCAGTCCAATAACCCTTATTCATTACTTCTCTAGCCTTTAATTTAGCTCTTACTACGTATTCTTTAGCTTTGTCTAGTAAAATATCATCTACATCATCATCAATGTTGGTTTTCATATCGTGAAATTGGTTTAACAGTGCGTCTAATCCATCTATATTCATCAATTGACCTCTTCGATATAATATGACGTTTCGTGTCTGTATGTCCTTGTATCAACTATCTTGTAGCGAATACCATTAATTAACACGTGGCTAACAGGGGAAGATATGGATTCTTTTATCCTCAGGACACTTACATCGTTTTTTAAATCGCCAAATTCAAGTTGCTTTCTTGCTCTAGAAATAGGATTAATATTGCATGGTATCGCATCATAAGTGATTAGCGTGTTTTCTTTTTTGCTAGTTTTAGGATTGTAAGTTGCTACTTGTTCTAATTGAAAAACAGCTCTATCTTCATATCTCAAAAGAACACAGCCCTTCCTTTTTTAGTTCTCGTTCTAGCATTAAAGTAATTATCAATAATAGCTTCATACTCCTTGAAATCGTTCAATTCATACGCATTGCTACGTCCGTCAACCGCTTCTGATGTCATACCTTCAGCACCAATCCTGTTGTAGCGTTTAACTGCAACTTCTTTAATCATGTAACTAAACCTTTCCGGTATTTGTTCAACTTCAATAGGTAACATTGATAACAACTGGCTTTCACAACTTTTTATAATTTCCTCTAATTGTTCATCTTGCTTTTCATCTTTAAGGCCAATACGTTTTTTTACATCAGCTAGCGTAGTCATATAACCACCTACTCTAGCGACTCAAAAGTGTTGATAATTTCAGCTTTTGTTTGTTTTTCATCAACTTGTAAGCCAGCAACACTTGCTATTTCGACAAGTTCTTTTTTGGTTAATTTGTCATTTACAATGTAAATCATTTGTTCGTTGCGTTTGTTTTCAACACTAGCTAAAGCTTTGATACGTTCATCTGTAGGATCATAACCTTTGCGAGGGTAGACATGCCCTTTCATATAGACATGTCTGTTATCTTCTAAATCTGTAAAATCTACTTTAACAATTCCAATGATTTCGGGCATGTTACCACTCCTAATTATTTATTAAACTTCTCCTGGATTTGAAGATGGTTTTGCATCAGCAGGAACTAACTTAGCAAACGCTTTATCATCAGCGATATGCAATGCTACATGCATAGTTGCACGTAATGCCACCATGTCTTGTTCAAACAAGTTTACAGGTGTTCCATCTTCATTTTTGACTGTAGATAATTGTGCAGTTTCATCGATTTTGTATTCAATTAATTGAGGGATACCGTAAATCAACTTATCGAAATCACCAGTGATTAACTCACCACGTTTTAAGTTGCTTGATTTAAGGTTAACCACAGGTAGACCATCTAACGTATCACTGTTACGGTCATAAATACGTTCTTTCGTTTCAGGATCTACAATTTTACGTAACAAGCTTCTGTTTTGTGTTTTTGAGATAAACGCATTTGCTTCTAATTCGTCATCTTCAAGTAATGCCTCTAAATCAATAATGTTATCTTGTGTGAAGTCACCTTTAATAACCTTATTAGTTTTTTCAATTGATTGTGCAATTGATTTACCGAATGGATTGTTACCTTGATTCAAAATACCCGCTTCATCAAACTTTTTATAGAATGCTTCAGCAATCATAGGCTTCATTTCTTCAAAGAATTGTGAATAAGTATAATTCAAAAACTCTTTTGTTACAGGTAAGATAACCCCTAATTTAAACGCTCTCATAGTAGCATTAACCCATGTAGCTTTAGATGTTTCGATTTTTTGACCTTCACCTACCCAGTAAGCACCTGGTTTATCAGCCCAAAAAGTAAACTTCTTCTCAGTACCTTCCATTGGTTCGTACTTACCTAATTGCATAATTTTAGAGTTTTCCATAACCTCTTGTAAGATGGGCGTTGTGAATTCATCCATCAACGTGCCATCTTTCTTTTCGTGCATCATTACATTATCAGGGTTAAATACTTGCGGTTTAACATTGTTACTCGCAAAATGTTGCAAATTTAATTTTAATTTTTGTGTTTGTTCCATTTAAATGCCTCCGTTAATTTTTAATAATTCTTTTTTGTCTAGCTATTTCAGCTAAGTTTTGCGGTTTATTTTTAGTCGAGTGATTAAATGAATCTCCACCAGTCAATGGCGATTGTCTAGCGTTAATCTTAACCGCTTCATTAACCGCTTTTTTTACTGCATTAGAAAAAGCTTCAACATTCAATTTAGTTTGTTCAGCAGTATCTGTTACAACTAAATTAACAACCTCATCTGATGAATCAACTTCCGCTTCGCTTAACATTTTCCTTGCTTCTGAACGCATTTCATTTAATTGTTTTTCTGAGCGTAATTGTTCCAGCTCTTTTTCCATTTGTTCGCGTTCATATTCATCTTTTTGATCCTTGTTCATTTTCGCTAATTTAGCAGCTTCTTTAGCAGCTTCTGCTGCTTTTTCTTTTGCGTACTCATCAGCTTTTTTCTTTTCGTGGGCTACACGACGTTCAAGTATTTCATCAACTTTCTTTTGTTGCTCTGGCGTGAAGGTTATTTCAGTACCTTCGTCATTTTCTTTCTTATCAGGATTTCCTTTTTTACCATCTCCGCCTGGTTCGTCCGGATCATCTGATTGGTCTGCAAAAAATTGCAAATTAAACTTAAGTTTATTTTCTTCCATGAGATATACCTCCATTTATAGTCTGTCGACTGTTTTTCCATGCGTGCTTTTTATGTCATCAGCACGTTTTGGACATAAAAAATAGCCAACACAATTAAGTGCTAGCTATTAAAAGAGTGGTTCGTTATATTTCGATTTTTCTTTATTGGCTAATACTGCCGACCTTACGCTGTCTAAGTTTGCATCAATAATAACTGTTTCGTTTCGCTTTTGTAACTCTTTACGTATACCTTTTAACTCTCTTGCTATGTCTCTAAGGTATTTGTCAGTATTACTCATTTTAGTATCCTCCAAACACTTAATTTACTATCATACAAAGCTAACTTGCCTTTAAAAAACTTTACTTTTAAATCAATCACCGCTTTTCACTTTCCCTCCGAAGTATTTTGTTTTTCGTTTCTTGCTTGGTTTTTTCGGCCACATAGATTTAGGTAGTAAAGCGCAATCTGAACGACAATTGATATGCATAGGATAAAAATTAACACCAATTTTAGCGTCTTTAACTTTGAATATTTCTCCATTAAGCCCTTTGCATACTTTAGTTGTTCTATTATCGATTTTTGCAATATACATATAATATCCTTCCGGTGAAATTTCTTTCATGCTGTCAATGCTTGATTGTGCGTGAACACGTGCCGATTCCGTATAAAGCAATGATTTAATTGCTGCGGTCTTTTGTCGTGCTGTGCCTTCGAATTTATTTAAGTGCTTGCGCATATCTTTAACATATTCATTAGGATGTCGACCTCTAATAACTACATTAGCAATTATTTCTTCTACTTCCTGTTTCATTGCTTCGGTATTAGTCCATAATCGCTCTGACCAAACGACACCATGAAATTGTGTATCAACGATTGTATCTATAACTTCTTTAGCTACTTGTACACCTTCACCTAAAATACCCGCTTGATCACTGAACACACGATAAGCTGTTGATTCGAAATATTCCCTCATCGATAATTCTGTTTGAGCTGTTGCATAAGCAATTAAGAATTCTATTTGAATCTTTAACATCTGTTCTCTAGATACATACATCTTAGTGTTATACTTCTTTAATTCTTCATTTGCTCTATCGCTAAAGTCCTTGTTTTCGACCAATCTTTTTGCTTCTTCTTGAAACGCTTTTACATCGAACTCATCAATAATCTTTTGTGCTTCTTGTAATGTAACGCCTGCAAAATCTCCGTACTTAACAATAAACGCATTGATCTCTTTTTCAATGCGCTTAATCATCATATTCAATATACGTTCTATTTCTTCAGCTTTAGTTTTATCACGCTTCAACTCATTCTCGATTGCTTTGCGTCCGCGTTCTTCCCAATATTCTTGAGTGTTTTTGTTAGGCAATTACAATCATTCCTTTTTATCAACAGTATCTTTTGTATCATCATCTTGTTCGTCATCATTGATGTCTCTAGGGTCTTTATAAATACCTTTTTGAGCTTTTTTAATAGATTCTTTCTCATCTTCTTCGATTTTCTTAACTTCTAATTCAGGGTCTTGGAAGAACGAGAATAGAGACATTAAAGTTGTTTGGCTAATCTTCCCGCCAGAATCAATATAAGCTTTTAATTCTTCAATCAATGATTTAGGTAAGTTTCTGTTGTATACGTATCTAACAGTATTGAAATCTTTGTTAGCGTCAATCGACCGTGTATTTTTAAGTATTGTCTCTAACAACTTAGCACGACGTCTTAACCCTTTAGTAAACAATCCTTCTTTAGTTTTAGTGCGTTGTTCCAATCCAAATAATTTGTATTTCATTGCCTCGCCCGATTGAGTGCCACTAAAGTTATCATCTTTCATGTTAGGCGTGTTGGTAAACATGTGTATATCACTGTTCAAACGGTCTTTATAAGCTTCGGTACCTTGTACATCGTATTGCTTATAAATATAACCACCATCAACTGAACCTTCTGTTTCTCTACCTTCGCTATCAGCATAAACAGTCGGTTCTAAAAACAACACGTTAGCTTCCTTTTGTTTTCTAACTTCTACAGGATCTAAATTTAAATTACCTTTAATAAGTAACATAGCGTCATTTAAATCACTCATATAGTTAGCAGTATCTGATTCTGCATTATCATACAAATCAATTAAAGTGATTACTTTCTCGTAATCCCCTTTTCTTCTTTCGTTATTGCTAAATTCTGTAATAGGCATGCGTTCAAATGAGTGAGATTCAAAACTGTTTTCACGTGGTGTGAGCTTCAATCCACTTGTTCTACTGGTAAGATATCTATAAACACCGTTAGAAGTAAATAAATCAACTGTAAACACTTCATCTTCGTCAGTCTTGTCTATTGGTTTAGTTCTTAAATATCTAACGCCTGCGATACTATTACGTTCAATTGTATTGTCGTATATGACAAAAGTGCTCATCGCATCACTCTTGTATAAACGAGTTTCATCATCTTGATTTCTAATCATCAACTCATAAGCTTTGCCATAAATTGACAAATCTAATCCTAAAGATCTATTGTGTGACTCAACATCATTTAAATCATTGAACGCCTCAATAGCTTCTAATACATCTTTGTCATCATCTTGATATTGAATTGGATTACCCAAGAAATAGCCGTTGATAAAATCACTAATATAAGATGCGTAATCATGCGCTACACGGTTATCTGCCATGTACTCTTCTTTGCGTCGTGTTAACTCAACTAAGTTCTTAGTTTTACCTTCGTAATAATCACTTAACACTTTCAATCTAGGTCGTTGGTAATCCATGTGATGTTCAATGTATTTACTTACTTCATTAACGTTTTGTAATAAATCGGATTCCGTCCCGTCATATGTGTAAACAACATTGGCTTCATCATTAAATAAGTAATTTATGTTTCCCCGTAGATCTGTATCTGTTTCAAATTCGTTTACTTTTAACATTTGTTCCCTCCTATAATCCTAGAGATTTTATTGTGTCAACTTTCGAACTGACATTTGTGCGTTTTCTAACCGGTCTGTAGAATCGTTCCACTGAATAACGCAACGAATCGATACAATGATTGTATGTATCTACTGGTTCATTGGTATATCCACCTGTATCTTTGTCCTTTTGCCATGTGTAGTTGTCAAACTCTTCAATAGTCTTGAAACAACGTTCATCAACAATGATTTCAAATTGCATTAAGAATTGTAACCCTTGTACAACCGAGCCCTTCCCTTTTTTGGTTGGTAAAATCCTTTTAAGCCCTAGATTCCTTAATTCAGCTATACTTTTTTGTTCTGCACTATCTGCTGTAATTTCTTCTTTAGCATAACCGAGTTGCTTTATGACATTAGCTATTTCATCATTCAGCATACCTTGTTTAACATACTCTTCAATGATGTATAACTTCTTTTTCTTTACATCTATTTTAGAATGTATAAAAGCACTAGGATCATTAACGTAGCCAAAGTCCAATCCAAAATAAGAAGGTAAATGTCTTAACTCATCTTTATTTATTAAACGTTTTTCATACTTAGGGAAAACCAATTTGTCTAGTGTAGCAAATTCACCTAACGCATAAATTTTGTAATATGCTGGATTACGATTTGCTAACAACTCTAAGTTTTGTCGTGTCATTTCATCAAGAAACTTATTATCTCGATAACTAGATTGTCTAATCATGACATTTTCCATTGGTTCACCATGTTCAAAGAAATACTTATAAACCCAATTCATTTTAGATACTGGGTTAAACATCAAAAATATTTGCTTATTCACGTGTTTACGCTCCCTCAAACGCAACGTTAATTGCGTGTAATCATTTAGTGTGAATTCAGACGCTTCTTCCATGACTATGTCTGATATGCCTTTTATCGACTTTATTTTCTCTGGGTTATCTAATCCTTTAAACAAAAAAACTGCGCCGTTTGGCAATTCAACTTTGTTATCAGTCTTATTCCAAAGGCACATGTCCCAAATACCGAAGTTTATCAAACAATCTTTGACATCTTCGAATAAACTATCTTTAATTGTTGATTGGACTTTTCTAAGCCATAGTATACGCCTAGGATATTTCCAGTCTTGCAATGCTTTAAGTACAACTTTTTGTATAACGCCGTGAGACTTACCGCTCGAACCTCCACCGTAATGTACTTCAGTGAAGTTATCGTAATTGGTTAGTATTTCGAATATGTTTCTGTTGAAAACATTAGATGGTTTGTTAAAGTTTAATTTAACTTTCGTCATCGTACTCACCAATATTAATCTCAATATTCTTCTGAGTAATTTCTTTTTTATCGATATACGCACCGTGAACTTTTAGTATGTGGTCAATAGATCTCTGACGCTCTTCAAAAGTTGGTGTGATTGTGTAAGTAACCTCTTTTTCCACTTCATTGTTTAGATGGTCATATTTCTTACTGTAAGCCTCTTGAGGTTCTCCTCTAGCAATAGAAGCAGATAACGCTAAAGCTTCTGTAATGCTCATTAAACGCTCTTCTTGTATCTGTTCTAATCGTTCTTTAATATATTCCGAAACATTAACATTTCTTAACAATCGACTTGCTAAAGACTCTGCTGTTTTCTTACTATAACCTGCTGAAATTGCTGCTTTTTTACCATTACATCCATTCATTATATATTCATCTGCGAATCTCTTTTGTTTTTCGTTCATTTCATTTACCACCAACTCTCGCGCTATACGCTTTTTAAAATTAAAAAAGGGATTGGCTATAATCAGCCAACCCACATAGATCCTTTATTCCTAATTGCGATAAGGGAAACGCAGTAAGATAGTCAATATCTTACGCTATCATATTAACACCGAAAGTGACGTTATTTTTCCAGACTTTTTCCAAACTTAATGTATTATTCCTAATTCATCTGCTAACCTAACTAGTATATCTTTCCTCATATCATAAGCGGTAGATTTACTTACATTTATTTCTTGTGCCACACCAGTTAGATTTAATGTTCTAGGTTTTTTGAAATAATAAAGTTCCATAAGTTTTTGAGTCTCTACAGTGCTGTGATTATACACAACCTCTATAGCCGACTTCATTCTAGCTAATTGTGATAATCTTCTATCGTTAACGACCCTAATAGCTTTTATTTCGGTTACACTTACATTACTTTGAACCCTATCTCCACCGATATTAGTATCTTGTTGACTCCACGGGTTTAAAACTTCATCTCTTACACGCGCTATATCTTTATCGAAGTAATTGTAATTACTTAATTCGCTTTCCAAGTATCTTTGCGTTGATTTTCTCAAACTCATTTGTTTAACCCCCGTTAATCTTCAAAATGTCTCAATCTACTTCTTAATATCTCTATCTCTCGCTCTTTAACTTTCACTTCACCTTTTAACTGTTCAGCTTGCAACATCACACCAAACAATAAGATGACTAGTAATATAATTGCTATGATGAACCACATCATCTACCCAACCTCCTCTAAATTTGGTTTATATTTTAATACACGGCCATTTAGAATTTCGGCATCTATTTTAGCTGATAATAAATTGTCATATGATTTAGCTTCGAAAATATTATTAGTTATAATATATGTGGTCCTTTGCGCAAACGCATCTGTATGTTTTTTTCGAAAGTACACACCGTCATTTAACTCGACGATATATTCGATTGGTCTGTTTTCTTTTTTATAATTATCCAATGCTTTTTCGTTCTCTTTTATATCACGTCTTAATTCACCAATTTTCTTACTCACTTCAATTCGTCTATACATTGTATATACACATGCAATGAATATAACAATGTTAGTATAAAAAAATATCCAGTCCATCTACTCTGACACCTCCGCTCTCATCAAATCATACTGATCGCTCAACTTTGGGAAGTCGCTCGGCGCCTCTACATCATCATTAGCCGTCATCATAATATATACTTGCTCAGTTACATAATTACCTAACTCATACATCGCTAGTAAGAATAATAGTCTCAAAATTTCTTTAACCACCACTAAACACCCCATGTTAATTTATCGATAATTTGTATAGCTTGTTTTAATGCGTCTCTTTTTTCTTCGATATCTCTATTATCGCCATCTTCATCAGCTGACATTAACTCACTGTCATATTCATATAATAGTTCTGATATTTCATTACTAGCTACTACTAATAAGTTTTCATCTACATCAATCGTTACCGTTTTCTTTGGCATCTCCATCTCTCCTTATCTTAACTTGTGCCTCGTACTTCTCTTTCGCTCCTTCTTTACTCTCTGCTTCAACAACTGTAAACGTCTGATTATCTCTAGCAGCAGTAAAATGTTCATGTGGTTGTCCTGTTGAATCTTTGAATGTTGTGACTAAGTATTGTGTCACTTCTCATCACTCCTATTTATTTGATTTCAAAATCAACTTCTATTGGAATAACAACGATTTTATAACCTTCATACGATCTTTTGAGTTCATCAAATATTTGGCGCAAACCAATAACATTCATATTTTTACCCTGTAAAATAAATATCTCCTTATTCCAACCACGATATATAACTTTAGTGCGTTCTCTCACTTCCCCAAAACCTCCTTGACCCGATCTAAGATGTCTTTATACGTATCCTTTCCCTGCGTCTGCTGTTCCATCTTGTCTTTCGTGGTTCCTTTTCATTTTCTTTTTGTATGCGTCAATGAGTTGATCGATAGTGTAGTAGTTGTTCGCTAATGCAAACGGTAAAAATAAGTTGCTACTATATGGACTTTCATACATTTCATCTATAGTTGACATAAATTCATCTACTACATCACTATCGTTAAAATCGATTTCAACTCGTTCTATATAGTCGTTAAAATCTCCGTCATCTAAATAACCCAAAATTTCTTCCATGTTATCTGCTTGTTGATTAGCAATACTCAATCCAAACGCTAACATGTCTGCTAACTCGTCTAGTTGTACGTCTAACGGCTTACCTGGTTTCTTCTTCCAGTTCTTAAACGTTTCCAATGTATTAAACCATTCAAAGAATTCAACTACATATGCTATTTTGCTATCTCGTAAGTTCAGCGTCGGTATTCTATCGTCGAACTCCTTTTGTATTTGTAAAAGTTCTTTTAATTGATCTACTGTTAAATTATTCATTTATTCGTTATCTCCTATCGTTTTAATTCCTCAATAAATTTAAGCACTCTATCAATATCAATCTGTTCACTTTCTGACTTGCGTTTATTCAACCAATAATCTAACTCGTACCACCAGTCGTCGTTTAAATACTTTTCTTCTAGCAATGCATCACGTTGGTCGATGATTTCAAGCATTTACTCGTCCTCCAAAAATTCAAAATATCTTTCAATCTCATGCTCGTTAGCAAAGTAATATCTAGGCGTCTTATGAGATTTAGGATTAATCCAAATAATGTAAATAGGTATCCTTTGAAATGATAAAAATCCAGTTAATAACACTTCTTCATTAAAAATTTCAAAGAAACCTAATTCTTTTTGAACCTCTTTCACATTATCTTTTGTTACGTATACCGACTTTAAGTTTTTATTTTTGATAACTGGGTGCGGCACCACATTTTTTAATCGTTTCCATTCCACTCACTCGTCCCCCTTAATTAGATAAATTGGTTTAGTAATAAAATCTATAATGCTAATAACTGAATCATCGGACAGTTTATAATGTGTATCTCTAATATCTCCGACCAATTGCACAATCTCTAGACTTTCGTTTGTTTCATGGTTATATACTTTATCTCCTACACTAATACTCATTTTCCTGTTCCTCCTCATATTTATAGACAACTTGACCTGCCATAATCCCTACTGCTTCATCAAGTTCAACACCTTCTTTAACTGAATGTTGAATAGCATTTGTCATTCCATCAAGTATTTCATCAAACGCTTGCGCTTTCTTATACACGTCTTCAACCTCTTTTAGTAATCCCTCTGTGTCATTACCGTTATAGGCACTAGCACTGATAATTGATTGTTCAATTTGTTCGCGGTTATTCATCATTTCCATCTCCTCTAAAATAAAGTTAGTTGCTTCTGCTCCTCGTATTCCAAACCATGTTGCTTTATATATGTTTCGAGCTCTTCTGCTGTATCAAATGTCTTTTTCACGCCTTGCCAACCTGGTACGATATGCCCATGAAAGTAATAAGTGCCGTTTACTACATGAATATGTGCCACTCGTTCGTTATCCTGATACAGATATCTCTTAGAGCCGAAAAATCGGCTTAAGTATTCTTTGCGTGCGCTATCTGTCATTGTCATCACTCCCACAAGTCAAACACTCTATCAACGTAAAACTTCGCTTTTGCCATATCCTCATGTCCATTCTTTAACGGTGCTCTAGATAGGTATTTGATTGCATTACCTATTGCGAATGCTAATTGTGGTGGGTACTGTGCCGTTACTTGTTCGATAAAATCTATAATTTCAATGTCGCCGTATGTGTAATGCGCCGGTTGCTTAACGTTGTCTTGAATTTCGTTCATATCTACTTTTCTGTTACTAATTATGCTCATTATGCTTCACTCCATTTCTTGAACATTTGGTTATAAGTGACATCGAACCAGTACGGATCACGTGAATGTTTTTGTGGTACATCAAATAAATGTGGCTTCTTTCTTCTTAGCTCAGCTTCTTTACGTCGTTGCCTAGCCATTTCACACTCTCGCTCCAAAGCTTTTGTTATTTGTATTTCTCTATAGTCGTTTAGCTTCATGCCGAAAGGTGCATCAATTGCTTCCGACATCTCCCAACCCTTCGCAACTCTGTTTCTAACTATTTCGGGCGTGAGTCCTTTCTTTTTCATCTGCTCATTTTCATATTCAGTGTATTTAAAAGAGGGTTTTTCTTGTGGTGGCGCAATAAGCGCATCGCCCGTTAACCCTTTTGCTATTCTGTAATTAAGTAGTCCTTTGCTTAGGTTGTACTTTTTAACTATTTCGCTAACAGTCATCATTTTGCCGTCAACCTTTACTTTCTTAGGCTTTACTACATTTTGTATTAAATCTTTCCCCCTCGCCCCTCTGTCGTACCTAGTAATCAATGTCGATACTTTGATGTCGTATTTATCCGATACATCAATAAGCGTCATCAATTTACCGTCTATTCTCACTTTCGTTTTTATGCCCGCCATTTATTCCACCTCTACATTTACGTTTCTAATTTTTAAATTGTCATACTCTAGTATTTCGTTCGGATTGTTATATAAGTAATCTGCCAGCGTTTCTTTTTCTTTATCCACATCATCAAAATGCTGATATTCAACTTCTGTAGATATCCTTATATCAATCGTTGCGTTTATATATGCTTGTTGTTGTTGCATTAAATCACTTCATTTCTCTTTTTCTTTTACGTCTGACTTTCACTAAGTCCTCATATACCATCCATTCTTGACCTGTGTATTTAGGCGCTTTACATATCCATGTTAAATTCACATCTTTATACTGATATCTGAATATCTTCGCTTTGATGTTGGCAACTTCAGTCGCCTTACCTTTAACGTCTATAACTTCAACCAGTTTCCCTTCCTTCCACAAAGAGAAATCGGCTATATACGTAATCGGTCTTTGTTTCCCGAATTTAGGTTGTAATTCAAATTTCGGTTGTATTTCGATACGATCATAGTTAGTGCCATTCATATTACTTTCTAAATATTGGTAATATTCACACTCTACTTTGCTATCAAATACAATTCCTTTGTACTCAACTTTCTTAGCGTTGTATTTACTCATCGTCCACCTCTAAATATCAAATATCGTTGCTTGTAATCCTAGTTCTTGCTCATATAGAAGCCCGTGAGCGCCTTTGAATCGTTTTAGGTCATTATCAGTCATAATTTTCTTTTCGTCGCTGAAATGGGCTCCTGTGAGCGAATAAACTTCATTCTCATTCTCTTTATACTTGATGACCTTAATATCTTCCGTGCCATCTTCTCGGTATAAGTAATATTTTTCTTTCGGCATTTTTAACACTCCTTAATATTCGACGATAGCGGGGCGTGTATGACGTTCTGCAAGTTTTTGGATAAATAGGTCGTATAACTTATTTTCATCGCCCTGTGCCTCGTCTATGAGTTTCTGAGCGTACATATCTGAACATTCAAGTTTAGTTTTCAAAAATTCTTTGGTAATCATAGTTTTAAACCTCTAGTCCTGTAATCTTGACCATCCATCTTGATTAGTGTTGTATTACTCATGATTCTGCTGAATATACGTTGTAAGTCTTTGTTTTTTGTCATTTCTTTTTCATCTAAGTTAGTAGTAAAGATATTGTGTTTACCTATTCTACTTTCGATAAGCTCGAACATCTTACTAGTAGCGAATTCGTTCATGTTGATACCGTAATCATCGAATACCATCAAATCGACATCACTTATAATTTGAGCCAATTCCTGTTCGGTCATAGCAGTTTGGTTGTTATAAGTGTTTTTAATTGTTGATATCAATTGAGGTACGTTCATATATAACACTGTGTAGCCTTTAGCTTTAACTGATTTAACAATACTCATTGATAAGTGTGATTTACCTGTACCGAATGAACCTTGGATTAGTAGCGATTGTTTATTGTCTAACGTGAAATTGTTTGCGTAACGTTCGCATAAGTTTTTTGCATACTCTAGTTGTTCATTAGTCGGATTGTAATTATCAAACGTTGCTTTCGTTAGATCTTCGTTCATTATCGATTGCTTGAATATGCGTTCTGCTTTTCTTCGTCTATTTCTCTTGTGATAGTTTTCAGTTGATTGTTTGGCGAACTCTATCATTTCGCAGTCACAACCATGTTTGAATTCTGAACCGTCATCAAATTTGTAATAGTCGTACTTACGTCCACAGTTCTCACATTTCAAATCAAACGCTTGTTCAATGATTTGTTTCTTTAAAGTTGGTTTCTTTGCTAAGTTCTGGAATGACTCCACTTTCTCACTCCTTTAAAACGGTAAATTTTCTATACTGGATTGTGATGCACGCTGAAACGCATCTACATATTGATTGTTTACTTCTTCTTTAATCTCTTCGCTATAATCATTCATATAGCTTTCGTTATTTAAGAACGTTTTAGGGTACTTTTGATATTGTTTGTCTGTAATAGTTTTCAAATATTCTCGTGTACCTTGCATGATTTGCTCAAAAGAATGTTTCTTTAAGCATGATTTGAATTTAGTGAAAGATATCTTTTTATCTTTCTTCCTGTCGTAAAGTTTCCACCATTCCTCAAATTGCTCATGCGTAACGTCAGTTGCGCTATTATTATTAATACTTGTATTATTTAATCTTGTAATATTAATACTTGTATTATTCTCTTGGAAGTTTCTTTCTATAGGGGTATGGAAATTATTTTCTACACCCCTATAGAAATTATTTTCTATAGGTATAGAAGATTGCGTCATGGGGTATAACCTTCTTTGTTTAACTTCACTCCCTTTATAATCAAGCTCAATTTTTAAATAACCATTTTCTTTTAAGTTGTTTATCCTAGCTGATATAGTCCTTTTCGTTACTTCATACAATTTGGAAAAGTAACCATTACTTGCTGTGCAGTATCCGTACTTGTTACTTAAAGACGTTATTTCTGCAAAAAGTAGTTTTTCACTGTCAGTAAGTCGGTTATCGTATCTGACATTTGCTGTTATTATTGAGTAGTAACTTGGTTGGTCAGTCATGTTGATTCTCCTTTCTGGTATAATTTTGTTATCGCTACTGCGTTAGATTGGGGGTGAATAATTATGGATCCTATTTTAGGTAAAGGTATTGATAAAATTATTCAAGGTGCTGCAGATGGACCTATCAAAACATTAAATTCTACTTGGGATTTAATTTTTGGTGGATATCATAACTGGGTTGCTAAAATACAATATAAACGAGAATTAGACTTGACTGACTTTAAAGCTAATATTGAATCTAAGGTAAAAAAGATACCTGATAATAATCTACAAGAACCTGAACTTTCAATAATTGGACCCGCTATTGAAAGTTCTAAATTTTATATTAGCGAAAGAGTAATAAGAGATCTTTTCTCTAATTTAATTGCATCTGCAATGGACAATCGCAAAACAAATGACGTACATCACTCTTTTGTTGAGCTTATTAAACAAATGTCACCTAAAGATGCAATATTGTTTAAATTTCTATGCAATCAAAAAGTTATTCCGGCTGTAAGATACAAATATATACGAGACAATAGTAAGGCAGGCGACTTTTTGTCAGATAGTATTATTTCTAATTCACCAATCGATTTAAATTCAACAGAAATTTCATTAAATAATTTAGAAAGAATTGGTTTATTAAAAATTGACATAGGTCTAAATTCTTATACTAATGAAAATCTTTATGAAAGTTTTGATGATCCCAAAATAATCAATAATTATATTCAAAAATATGAAAAAGAAACTTACAAAAAAGTTCGTGATGTTTTTAATATGATTAATCATTTTGGTATAGAAAATATATCTCGTTACTATAATTTATCTATCAATGAAGTTTATACAATTGTAAAACCTGCCTGTATTGAGTATGACAAGGGGTACATTGAAATTACCTCTTTTGGCAAAGCATTTGCCAAATGTTGTTTTTAATATCTAGAAAATGGTTTTCCTACAGCTTTTTTATAATTTCTAACATTCCTAATCTCTTCCGCCAAGATGACGATTAGGAGTGCTATTTTTATTACTCTTAGTCTATTCATTCCTTTTTCTCTCCTTTCAGCATTTTATTGAGCCTCTCATCAACTTTTATCCACGAGTCATGCAAGTGGTATTTATCATCAAACGACTTAACGCCAATCGCATGTTGCTCGTTGTGATGTTCGCGACATAACGCTAATACATGTTTGTCATAGTGGTTCATTTTGTTTCTGTTCATGCCTCTGCCGACTGCTTCATAATGTGCCAGGTCTGCGTGAGGCTTTCCGCATATTACACAGTTGCGGTTGATTGTAGCCCAATATAATAACGCTTTATCTTCGCTTAACAACTTACTCGTTTCTACACTCATAGGTATTTGATGATGAAACATAAACGCTATAATCAGTTCTATTAACTCCCTTGCAACTTTCATAGAACAGTCGCGCAGACTGATTTCTTCATAACCTTTCATAATTTCCAATTCTGTTTGTAATAATTTTCTAGTTGATTCTACTGGTTCGCCCCAGTGAAGTTCTATATCTCTACACATTGCGAATATTTTTTTGCGTTGTTCTATAGATAGTTTTTTATTGTCCGGAACCTCTACTTCTGCTTTTAGTGGATATCCGTTTTCTAGTAAGTCAATGTGACTTTGTTCAAGTTCAACACCAGTAGCAACGACGGAATAAGTACCGTCATTGTCTTTCTGGTATCTTGTAATGTATTGCATTTAAACCACGTCCTAGAACGGTAAATCATCATCATTGATTTCTATTGGACCATTAGCATTAGCGAATGGGTTTGATTGTTGACTCATTGGCGTCTGTTTCCCATTTGCTTGCTGTTCTTTTTGTTTCATCTCATCAGTTTTAGGTTCTGGTTTATTAACTACTTCATCGTCTTTATTCCAAACTTTTACATATGAGAGTCTTACAAAATACTTGCCTTGTTCCTCGTTAAATTTATTTTTAAGTACAATAGTTCCTATTTTGTTAATTAATTGATCTGTGTCAAAAGTTAAATCTGGTAAGTTCAATTTAATTCCTAATCTACTAAGTAACTCGATATATTGTTTTTCTTGATAATCTTGTTGGAATGGTGGGACGAATTGGTTGTGTTTGTATTGTTTACCTTCGTTGTTTTCAAAAACAATCGTGAAGTATCTGTTTTCTCTGTCGTTAAACTCGACATTTGCAACTTTTACTGTAAATTCTCCAGCTCCTAAAAAGTCCCCACCTTTCATGAATGCCTCTTGATTAGTTTCTTGAATGTATTGTGTTCTACCAGTAATTTTCATAATTTTTATACCGTCCTTTTAATTAATTTTTAATTACCATTTCTAATTGCTTGTACAACATCGTTAATACTTGGATTAATGAAACGTTTGTTGTTAATTTTGATGTTGCTTGAGTGTCTTATCTTTGTCTCGAATAAGTTTGATGGTTCAGCGTTAAGAACATATTGATAAGCTTTTTCGCCGTCTTGCTCATGTTCTTCTATTGTCATTCTTGCTAACACATCAGATTGACTGATGACCGCTTTTTTTATTTGATCTTGTGCCTCTATCGTGATTGTTGGATTGATAGTGCTACCCTCATCATCTTTGTCTTTGTTAATTCCCTCGTGTCCACTTATAGCAAGATGGAATTGATAATGTTCTTGTAATTTAGAAATATAACGATAAATACTTACAATGCGTGTAGCACACTCGCCCCAATCATTAAATGTTGGTTTCTTTAATTTTCCGTCCATGATGTCGTCCATAGTGATATCACGTAGCTTTTGGATTGTTTCAATCACTACAACATCAATTTGTTTTCCGTTTTCTCTGAGTTGTTCAATAATTTTAGGTAACATCTTAATCACTGCACTAAAATGCTTGTAATTCTTAATCTGCACAACTGCCCCATCTTCTGTTACCGTTGTTCCGTCCTCATTTATATCTAGTACTAAGGCGTTGTTATCTTTTGTTAAAAACGTAGTTTTACCAGTCCCGAACTTGCCGTATATCGCAAATTTATAAAACTTGTTTGCATTTTGTTTGCTGATGTCTTTTACACCTAGTTGCGTTAAGATATCGACATCTTGATTAGTTTTTTCAGTCATGTTCTACCTCCTCGTACTCAATAGTTTCTGTCACTGTTTTCTTGATTGCTTTGTGATAATCCATATTGATACTCGCTTCTTCCATACCGTTAAACTCCCTAGCTCTATTTCTATTTGTGGAGTAACTAACATCTGAATTGTTATCAGTTGGTTTGTTAGTTATATAAATTGGCATATCCCTATGACGGATGATATAAGTTACAGTCTGATTCATAGCGACCTCCTACCATCTCATGACTAAGTTAATTAGTCTGTCCTGTTCGTCTGTGTTCTCTTCAATCCATTCATCTATTGCTTGGTTGAATAATTCTGATGCCATATCTAAGTCATTCTCATCTACGACATAAACATGTTTAATTGGTACGTTGTTCATATCTTTAACTTGTATTGATATGCCCATATGACATCTTAAAATGAATATTTTAAAATCGAATCCGTTAACATGAATATTTTTGCGTATGATTTCGCCTATTTCGTAATACATCTTGACTTCCTCCGTTTTTCGTTTTATATTTAACTTGAAAATTTTCTTAAGTGCTTGATACTGTTACTTGTTGGCGCAAGTAGCAGTTTTTTTATTCTTCATAAAAGTATTCCTTATAAAATATGAATGTCGCTATGCTTGCGAATCCTGCAATTGACCATGCTGTAGTGAAGTACAGCAATGGCATAAGCACAATTGCTAAGACTGTGAAGCATAGTATTGCTACTAGGTAGCTTTTATAAGTTTTACTCATTTTCTTTTTTCAACTCCTCCATTATTCTCTGGTCTGATAAGTCGTGATAAGGGAATTTTTTCCTAGCTAATTGGACGGGTATTCTGCCTCGTATCGCAATGTATCCTTCATCTTCAAGCTCTTTATTCAGTTCTCTTATTATTTGTCCTGCTTTGGATTTAGAAACAGATAAAATTACCGCAAGTTCTTTAGCTTGCAAACTATTTTTCATCATATCTTTTCCTCCTTTTTATTTTTGTGTTGTGTATAATTTAGTTATCTCCTAGTGAAAGGAGGTGGATAATATGTCATATAGTGAATATGAACAGCTTTACTATAAAATTGTTAATGAAGCTGATGAACTATACGGTGGTCAAAGTGAACACTTCAAGAAGAACCTTCAAAAACTTACAGAGAATGCTGATGAAGGTGTTTCCAGTGAAAAGATTTACTCTACCGCTTTACATGAATCACTTGAGTACCAACGAAACTTCATCTTCTTAGAATTAGGAAAAGTTCTCTTTAGTAAAGTCGGAAAACGCCTTAAGTAGTTTTATTCCTGAATCAGGATCACTGTGTCGCTCAATCGTTTCTGCTGTAGACTCTTTACTAAAATCATTTCGATTGATTACAGGCTTTCTCGTATTTCGTTCAATCTTCCAAACCTTCCACGTCACAACTGTCATTGTGATGAGGAGGGTTGTTTTATATAGTGTGTTCATTTTTAATTCCTCCTATTAAGTAGTTTGAGTTTCACCTAAAAACTTATTAACAAAGTATTGTTGTCCTTTGCCTGTTACTTTTGGCGTCTTACTAATTGATGTGTGACCGTCTGAATGTGTAATTGATGTTTCTTTAATTTCGAATAACTCACGTTCCATTGAGTACTGTGTAGGCATGTTATAATCCACACCCTTACGTTTAATAAGGAATCCGTTTTGACGTAACCATTCGAATAATCTGCGTTGCCCGATGTTTACGCCGTTTTGTTTAATGATCTTTGCTAACTCTCCAACTAAAATTGATGTCTTAGTAGTAGCTACTGCATCTGCAAATACAATTTTTGGTTTGTCACGTTCAATCTTTGTTTCTAATTGATTGATTGTGTTGTTAGCAATTTTTAAAGCACGTTGCATAATCATTTCTGGGCTGTTCCATGCTTTTTCAACTTGGATGAAGTATTGTCTTGCACGTTTACCAGGTTCACTACGTTGAATCATTGCGATTTCTTTTGCAGTGTCTAGTGTTAGTGCGTGGTCAGTCATATTTTGATAACCACCTTGGGTAAGACATTTTTGGGTCACCCTTGTAAAATCGATATTTTCTTCAAAACCATACTCAGACATTCTGTTAAACCACTTCTTATATTCAGTCTTAACTTCTAATGCTTGATGAAGTTCTCGACCACTTATTGCGATTTCTCCATTTTCTTTTTCTTGTATGTTGAACATTTCGCCGATGTTCGATTTTGTTTGTAATGCTTGCATTTTATTTCTCCTTTACATTAGCGATATCAACTTGTAGTGCATCGCATATTTTTTTTACTGTGAGGAAGCCGGGATTTTTAACTTCTGTTTCGATAGATCGAATTGTCGAATTTTGTAATTCTGTTAGCTTCGCTAGTTGATAGCGTGTTATCCCCTTTTCTTCTCTCAATTCTTTTAAGTTCAGCATCTTACCACTCCTTATTGTCCATAACGATATTTCGTTATATAATTAATCCAACCCCACTACATTGGGAGGTGATTTCCTTGCTTATGCGAGGTTTTAAATCATCCTGTGGTTTTATAGGTTAGTAAGTCTAAATTAGAACATCGTTTGTTGTGTTCCACAGTCAACTGAGACGTTAACAAGGTATGCGTACTAGAAGGTAGTAACTTTTAGGACGCTAGACTTTGATGGAAACCCTAAGCACCATACAGGGCTGGGGACGATACCAACAAAAATTGTGCTGTTAGTCGTAGTAATTAGAACCGAACAAAATTTCCGTAACACATACCTTCTACGACAAGGTGTGTGTGTTTTTATTGGAAACAAAATGTTTGTAATTCTTGCATATTGTTTATGCGCCTTTCGTGTATAATGTTGTTATCAACCTAAGGGGGTGATAAGTATGGAAAAGTCAAATAAAGAATTAGCATCTGAATTAGTAATAGCTATGTTAGAACATAATGCTAAACTCACTAAGTCAGGTGTAAATGGCAATCCTATTAGTTCAAGCTCCATAATTAATGGAGAAGTTATTGTAAATAATCTTAAATACATCAAAGATTATTTAGATCGCATGGATGATTAGAATTTATTACGATTTCTACATTTAATTTTTCAATACTTTGTGAGTGGATATTTTCAATTTGCTCCAAAGTATTTTTTAGTTCTGTTGTGTCATCCAATACGACTTGAATTTTTAAGTTCATTTTTAATTCCTCCTATTAAGATGTGACTTTTCTTTCGTGCATTTTTGGAACTCTTTCAATAAAAAAATATTCTGGAAATAGTTCTTGTATTGGTTTTTCGAGAGCTTTAGAAAAAATCATCGCTTCATCTAAATTAATGGGAATTTCTCCACGTTCTCTTTTTCCGTATTGTTGACCCGAAACACCAATTAAACCACCCATAAAGTCTTGGTTCTTTTTCGCTGCTTTTCTAAAGCTATATAAGTCTTTGTGCATTTTTGGAACACCTCCTGAAAACAATACTACACCTGATGTTCCAAAATTGCAAGTGGTTTTTACATATTTTTTTTACTCTGCACATATTTTCGTGTTTTTGTTGCATTTTTGGAACTATAGGCATATAATGAAGTCATTAGTTAGATAATATATTTAAAGGAGATAAAAATATGAGTTCATTTTCTTCGAATCTGGAACGTCTGATGAACAAAAGAGATATGAGTGATAGTGAATTAGCAGAATTGGTAGATGTTAACCGAACAACAGTCACAAGATGGAGGAAAGGTATCAGAAGTCCAAAACTAGACAAACTACCTGAAATAGCTAATGTTTTTGGAGTTAAACCCTTAGATTTGATACATGAAATGGATGATTCGAAAGTTATTGAAGAAATTCATAACATATCATCTCAACTCACACCTCCGCGACAAAGCAATGTACTAAACTACGCAAATAGTCAGTTAGATGAACAAAACTCTAAAGGAGATAACGTTGTAGATATTAATTCATATAAACAGGATAAAACTCCGGTTAATGTCAATGGTTGCGTCTCTGCCGGCGTGGGAGAACGTCTACACGATGAAACGCTATTCACTGAAATGGTTAAGGGACCTGTGCCACCGCATGATTTAGCATTAAAGGTTAATGGTGACTCTATGGAACCTATGTTTAAAAATGGAGAAATTATATTTGTAGAGAAAACACACAATATAAAGAATGGTCAGATTGGTATATTCATCATTGAAGAAGAAGCGTACGTTAAGAAAGTCTTCGTTGAAGATGATAGATTAACTTTAGTTTCACTCAATAAAGAATACCGCGACCTTCACTTTTATAGGAATGAAAGCGTGAGGTTGGTTGGGAAAGTTATTTTATAGGAGGGTTTAATTTGGAAACTCCAGAAGATAAATTAATCCAAAGAATAAAGGAACTACGTAAAGAGTACGAAGAAAACGATTTAATGACAGAACTTATTCTTGAATATTTAGTAAAAAAGTATGTTGAAGAAGAATATAGGAAATAAGCTCCTATACGGCGCTTTAACATAAAAAGTAAAGGAGAAATAAAAAATTATGGAATCATATGAAGAAATTGAGCATATACACATTAACACTGGTAGAAAAAAACTTACACAAGAGGAAATTGAAGAAGCTAACGCGTTTATCGAAAGTCAAGAATTTAAAGATATGATTCGAGAAGCCAAAGAATCACATCAAAGAGTTATGGAGTCTGAAATTACCGAAAGAACTAAAATGTGATTAACAGCGCCTGTGTGGCGTGAGGAGGATGAGGTATGGAAGAGAATAAAACTTTAAAAGAATACTTGCGTAATTTTTTAGAAGGTTACAAATATGTAGTTGAAAACAGATACATTTATCAGTTTAGTAGTAATCCGGAAGCCTTCCCATTCATGAGAAAAGACGATTACAAGATTTCGATATTTTATCTAAATCAATCTTTTTTTGAAGAACCTTGCATCGTTGTTATCTCAAATGACAGTAAATTAAAAGAAATATATAATTTTCGTAATACTGATATCAAACATTTGTCTAAACACTTTACTTCATACATATATGATTCTAAAAAGTATGTAGAAGAACAATCCGGATTATTAGATTTTAATAACTACATTTATTACACGTCTATTTACTACGGAAAATATATCGGGACTGTAATAATACAAAACAATTTAGATTTATTTTTTAATTATGGCAAACGATTAGCTAACGATCATTACAATACATTGATATCGAAGTCGAAAGAGAAATTGATAAACAAAGCACATGATGAAATACAACCGTTCAACCACTTAGATTTAAATAGCATGAAAAAGATTGTTGATGATATAACTTTTTCTTATCAAATAGAACAAGGATTACAAGCTTATAAAAGGGAGTTGTATTTGCCAGCTGCAGCAACCTTTGCTGTTGCTATAGAGACGTTTTTAATCAAATTAAAAAAAGTGAATAAAATCAAACATAAAGACACCGATTCAACTATGTACACCAAATTATTAGGAGAATTAACTAAAGAGGGTAAAGTGAATTATAGAACCAAAAAACGGGTAGAAATTGCTTATAGTATGAGAAATATAATCAACCATTCACAAGCCGGTGCAGTAGCCAAAGGTGATTGCGACTTCCTTTTAAACACACTAAAGGACATCGTTGATGAAAACGAAAGAATATTAACCGAATACAGTAAATCAATTAATAAGACGGAATAAATAGATATCCTTGTATTCGGACTCTATTTTTAACATAATTTGTTCATAAATTTTTAATTTAAGTTCTTGTTCATCGTCATAAATATCAAATTCACTACTATAATTTTCAACTGATTCTTTTATATAAGCTATTTCTGCGTCAGTAAACTTTACGCACATTTCATCACCTACTTTTTATTTTATTATATCACATTTAGTACCTAGTACTAAATTTCGGGTAGCCCGCCTACCCTTATTATTTTTTTGCCAATTTTGAGGAGGGAGAAGCAAAATGCCAGTATATAAGGATGATAATACAGGTAAATGGTATTTTTCCATTAGATATAAAGATGTATACGGTAATAACAAACGTAAGATGCAACGCGGTTTTTCAACTAAGCGTGAAGCTAAGAGAGCAGAGGCTATCTTTTTGAATGACGTAAACGAAGGATATAGCGATTCAAAAACATTTGATTATGTTTTTCATCACTATTTAGAAAATAGCGATTTGAGACCTAAAACAAAACGACGCAAACAAAATGAATATCATAAACACTTTAAAGCTAAGTTCGGGCACATAAAAATGAATAAGATAACGCAAAATCAATGCCAAGAGTTTCGTAAATATCTAATAGAGAATGTAGCGTCAACAAATTCTGCTCGTACAATTTGGTCAGGTTTTAAAGTTGTAATTAATTATGCCAAAAAATACTTTAGATTACGTACAGATCCAACAATATCAATTAAACCTATTCCGCGTGTAAAGCCAAAACCTAAGTTTATGATGCGTGAAGAATTTGAAGAAAGAATCAAAGACATTGAAGAGCAAGATTACAGAGAGTTATTTACATTAATGTTTTATACAGGTTTAAGGATTGGCGAAGCTATGGCTCTTGTTTGGACAGACTACAATAAATACAAAAAAGAGATATCCATAAATAAAACAATGGACATCTCTAATAGAACTATATTTCCGAGACCAAAAACAGATAGTTCAGAGGATATTGTTCCTTTACCTAAATTCATCAATACAATGTTAACTGAACGACACCAACGTGAAAAAGAGTTAAATAAATATTTTGATGAACGTAGTTATTTTATTTTCGGAGGAATGGCTCCCAAACATTACAGTCATGTTCAAAAGAAATTCCAAAAAGCTTTCCCCCATTATAACATTCACGCGTTAAGACATTCTTATGCATCTTATCTTGCAAATAATGGTGTAGATATTTTCGTTTTACAGTCACTCATGAGACATGCTCAAATCACTGAAACGATGGGCACTTACAGCCATTTATATACTCAGAAAAAACACGATGCAATAGCCATTTTTGACAAGTAA